GTTCGACCATGAAGAATTGGTTCGATACGGTTTCACCGACGCCGAACTTTCGCACGCTGCCGAAGAGTTGAAGAAGATTGAAGAAGCAGTTCAAAAGGAAACAGAAGAAGCGCTTCAAGCTGCAACCGAAGACCTGAAGAAAAGCAGCAGCGAAACCAACGGCCCGAACCTTTCCCGGGCGATCTTTTTTGAATCAGTTGAACAGGTTGAAGAATTCGAACGATTTCAAAAGTATCTTGAAGAAACATTTGAAGAACTTCCGACTTTTCCGGCCCGGTTCTTTCAATTCTTGCAATCGTTGGGGCTTGAATGACAGCAGCAAAGAAGAAGAAAAAGGGCCGTTCGGTCAAAACTTCCGTTGTAATTGACGAAGATTTTCTTCTTCGCGTTGAAAACGCCGTTGCTTCAGGTTTCGCCGGCCCCGAAATTGCGCACGCCGTCGGGCTTGATTACAAGGTTTTTCGTTCACTTTCAAGCCGTAATACAAAAGAGTTTCCCGACAGAATAGCAGCAATAGCGGCAGCAAGAAAAAGGGGTTTGAATCGCCGCGCCGAAGTTTTCCTTGCAAAAGCAGAATCTTCGCTTCTGAAGCTTTGCGGCGGATATGAACAGATCACCGAAAAAACAACAGTGAAAACGATGATTCTGAAGGGTAGCGACGAAGACGGGAACGAAACAGAAACCCGGGTTCCGATCATTGAAAAGACAACAACGAAGAAAATGTTGCCGCCCGACCGGGGCGCCGTTATTTTCACGCTTTGCAACGTTGCCCCGGAAAAATGGCAGTCGTTGGCCCGGGTTATAGTTTCCGACGGCGAAGATTCGCGCGGCCTGATTGAACAGTTTCTTGCAGCAGAACGCGACGCCGGCGCCCGCTATTCAGAAAGCGACTTCCCGGGAATCGGCAACCCGGACGGGAAAGGCGGAGAATAATGACACGCCCGGCAGCGTTACCGGTTCGCGCAACAACCCGAATTTCAGGCGGGAAGGTTCTTCGGCCTGAACAGAAAAAAGACGCCCCGAAGGCGATCAAATTGACGCCGAAACAGTCGTTCGTTTTTTCCGATTCGAACGCCCGGTTGAACCTATTCGACGGCGCTATTCGTTCAGGAAAAACAATCGCCACCAATGCGCGTTGGGTGAAATATCTTCTTCGGATTGATTCGAATGATTGGAAAGGCGAAGGGCTGCCGATAGTTTGCGGAGTTTCAGCCGGTTCAATTGAAAGAAACATAATCGCCCCGATGATTGAATTTTACGGCGAAAAGAATATTCGACATGTGAAAAGCCGGCAACGTCTTTTTGTTTTTGGCGTTGAATGCGTTGTTTTGGGCGCTGACAATGAAGCAAGTTTCAAAGTTCTTCGCGGACTTACAGGCGGCGGGGCGCTTGTTGACGAACTTTCGCTTCTGAATGAAAGGTTTTTCATTGAACTTTTAGGCCGACAAAGCGCCCGGGGGGCGAAGATATTCGCAACGACGAACCCGGACGGCCCGAAACATTGGCTGAAGACGAAATATATTGACCGTCGAAACGAAATCGGCCTGAAATATTATCGGTTCGAACTTCGCGACAATCCGACACTTGACCCGGAATATATCGCCGACATTGAAAAGAAATATTCGGGGGTTTGGAAAGCGCGACTTCTTCGCGGGCTTTGGGTTGCAGCCGAAGGGCTTGTATATCCTGAATTTGAAGAAAAGCCGCCGTTCTTCTTGCCGGCCCCGCCGGAAAAGGCAGCCCTTTATTTTGTCGGGGTTGACTACGGAACGCAAAACCCGGCCGCTTTTATTCTGTTCGGCGAAGCGAAGCGCGCTGAATTCAGCCCCGGAAAGCCCCGGTTTTGGGCTGAACGTGAACTATATCACGCCGGGCGCGAAACAGGAATTCAGAAAACCGATTCAGAACTTGCCGACCTGTTCGAAGAATTTCTTGCCGAAGTTCCCGGGACACGTTCGCGGCTTGATGCAATTTATATCGACCCTTCGGCTGCTTCTTTCATTGCAGAACTAAAGGGCCGGGGCTTTTTAGTCAAGCCGGCGAACAATTCTGTTCTTGATGGAATAAGGCGGCAAGCTTCGGCGATTCACACCGGCGAATATGCAGTTTGCGCGGCTTGCAAACAAACGGCGGCCGATTATGGCGCTTATCGTTGGGACACGAAAGCCGTTGAACGCGGCGAAGACAAACCAATAAAAGAAGACGATCACACAAAAGACGCCGAAAGATATGCTATTTTGAGCCGGTACGGATTGGGCGAACGCCTGAACTATCGTTTGTTGAATAAACGTTGAAAAGATGTTGAACGACTGTTGAACTTACGTTGAACACTTGTTGAACACTTGTTGAACGCTTGTTGAAAGGTCGTTGAAAATGGATATTGCCGGAAAGATCAAAAACCGCGTTGACGGTTGGGTAAATTTTTTGACCCGGGCGGGAATGAAGAACGCCGATCCGGCAGCGACGAAGGCGTTCGCCGAAGATCAACCGTTACAAGAACAGGAACTTTCGGCGGTATATTCCGACGATGGACTTTCAAAGCGGGCTGTTCGGCTTGTTCCTGAACACGCGACAAAACGCTTTTGTTCTCTTGAAGGCGACAACGATTCGAAAGTTTCTGACCTGTTCGAAGAATTGGGCGTTCGCGATATGTTTTGCGAAGCAGGCGTTCAAGCTCGTCTTAATGGCGGCGCCGTCGTTCTTGTTTACGTTGAAGACGGGATTGAAGACTTGACGAAACCTCTGAATGTAAAAGGCTGCAAAGAAGTCGTTCGGTTTGAAATATTCGACCGTTGGCGCGCCGCGCCCGCGTCTTATTACCCTGAAGGAATGAACGTCGGGCTTCCCGAAACGTACCAATTGAACAGGATCACCGGCAGCGTTGCAACCGCGCACGAATCCCGGGTTCTTGTTTTTGACGGCGAACCGACAACGGCACGGCGCCGGCAGTTAAACAACGGGTTCGGCGATTCTTTTCTTCAGGCGAATTTAAAGCCGATTCGCGGCGTTTCTTCTGCTTTCAATTCGGTCGAAACAATTTTAGATCAATTTGAAGTCGGGGTTTTCACTGTTGACGGGCTGCAAAACATGATTGCAACCGGGCGCGAAGAGGAACTTGTTCAACGGTTTGAAATTATGAATATTTCTAAATCTATGCTGAACGCGATGATTCTTGACACGAACGAAAAGTTCGACCGTTCTTCTTCTTCAGTGACGGGGCTTCCTGACCTTATCGACCGTTTTCTTTTGATGGCTTCGGCAACGACAGGAATTCCGGCGAAAATTCTTTATGGTCAAACAACTTCAGGGTTTGGCGCAAGAGACGACGCCGACACGCGGGCTTTTTACGATGAAGTTCGTCTTTATCAGGTGAACCGGTTCAATAGGCCGCTGAAACGTCTTATTCAGATTTTCGGGTATTGTTCAAACTACGGAATCGACAGCAAGACAATTCGCCAGAAATGGCTTCCCGTTTGGGAGCCAACCGAAAAGGAATCGGCAGAAACACGGAAAGTTCAGGCCGAAACAGATAAAATTTATTCTGTTGATATTGGCGCCCTTTCCGCCGACGAAATTCGCGAAAACAGATTTGTTTCGGGTTATTCCTTCGAAACTTCCGTTGAAACAGTCGAAGCGCCAGAACCTGATGAAAACGACATTGAAGAGATGAACGCGCCGGCGAACAACGCTGAAACAGGGGCCGAATAATGAAGTTCACGCCGCCAAAAGGAAACCCGGCAGCAGTCGGGAAGGTTGACAGGCCGGCAAGCAAAACCGCGCTTTTCCCGGCTTCGGCCGAACGGAAAGCCGAAAAGCTTGCCGTCGCGTTGGTTCGTGAATGGCTTTCAGCAGTCGGCGGGGTTTATACTGAAGACAGGTTTCGCCGTTGGCAGCTTGAAGAATCAATTCGCCGCGATGCCGCGCCGTTGCCGGGTAGTTGGGAAGCAGAAGCAGCAGCAGCAGCCGACGAACTTGAGGCAATGATAAAACGCGCGAACGATAAATTTGAAGAAGATTTTTCGAAAGCAATGTTCGAAGTAAACGCTTGGAACGCGAAAGAACTTGCAAGAAACCCGGCCTTCTTAGCAGTTGCGCCCGACGCCCTGACATATACGCCGGCAGAAGTAAAAAAGGCGATCAGGCTTGCGGGCCGCAATACTGCCGACCTTATCACGAATATTTCGACGAAGTTGAAAGGCGACGTTCGAAAGATCGTTTTCGATGGAATCCACAACGGCGAAAGCTATCGTTCAGTATATAAGAAAATCACAACCGACGCGCCGCTTCCCGATCTTACAAGCGCCCCGGGTTGGGACGCGAAGAAACGGGCCGTTCTTGTTGCCCGCGATCAAATCGGAAAGCTGAACGGGAAGTTGACAGAAGCCCGGCAAACTTCGGCGGGAATTGACCGCTATATATGGCGTTGCGTTCTTGACGAACGGGTTCGGGGGAATCCCGGCGGCCGTTACCCGAAGGCGCTGCCGTCACATTGGGCGCGCGAAGGGCTTGTTTTTGAATGGAAAAAGCCGCCCGAAGGCGGAAACCCGGGGCAAGCGGTTCTTTGCCGCTGCTTTGCCGAACCATACATTGAAGGCGTAAACGACAGCGAAAAGGCAACGCCGGCGAAAATTGCGGCGGGGCTTGGGCGTACAATTGCAGCGCTTCGAAAAGCTGCCGGCGTCGTTCCCGTTGCGCCAGTTGTTTCAGTTGTTCCGAAAGTCGTTCAGCCGAAGCCGGTGCCCGTTGTCGATATTCCGGCAGAAACCGGCCCGGTTCCCGCTTGGAAAGATACCGGCCCGGGAACTACTTTCGCACCGTTCAAAGAAGTAGCAGCTTGGCACGATGCCGCTGATTTTGAAAATGCACGGCCTGAAATTATTGAAATGCTGAACGATACCGGCGGGCTTCTTGTGTTTAACGACAGCACCAAAAAAGGCGCTTATTTTTCGCCGGCTGCAAAAAGAATTTCAATGTTCAAAAGCGAAGACAAAACAAGCTTTGAAAATCAACACACTTGGCGGCATGAATTCGGTCACGCTTTAGATGATAGGTTGGCAAAAGCCTATTATATAGGCGGAAAGTTCGACTCTTTTTCCGACTCTATTGAATTCACTGAAGCAGTAAAAAAAGACGGCGCGAAACAGCAAAAAACGAAACGCCTTGCGAATTCGGCTGATAGATTAAAGAATTACTTTTATAAAGCGCAAAACGAATATTATTCGAATCCTGAAGCCGGGCTTTTCTATAAAATTGGATACGCAAAAAGCGCACAAGGCGAAATTGTTCGGCTGCAATCAGAAGAAGCCGTTCGCGAATATGGTGACAGCTTGGCAAAAGCAGCGGCCGAAAAATTGGGAATAACGGTCGAACAGCTTGAAGAGTTCGTTTCCGACGTTGATCTTTCTGACGGAAAAGGATTTACAACAACGCGGCTTATTGGCGTTACAATCTTGAAGACGCCGACAAATTGGGCTAAAGAAGCTTTTCGTTCGGAACTGTTCGCCGGAATTGCTCACGAAGACGCCGA